AGTACAATATAAATGTCCCCACACAGGACCTTAGTGATGGATTAGTTACCCATTGGATAGAGACCGTGGCGCAAGTCAGGTGAATTGCCTGTGTGGGGCTTAATATTGCACGGTATAATAGAAACAATGACTGACAAAGAGTTAGACCATTATAATAAGCAGCAGTATAAGAAGATGCTTGCTAAGATAAAAGAGGATTCTGGCTGTGTAGATTGTGGAATCAATAATCATATTATATTAGATTTTGACCACATAAGAGACAAGAAGTACAATATATCAAGAATGATCCATGATGGTTTTTCATGGAAGGCTATTAAGAAAGAGATCGAAAAGTGTGAGGTGGTTTGTGCCAACTGCCACAGGATCAGGACTTATAACAGACTAAACGGCATGATATAATAGTTATATGCTAAAAGAAGGCGACTTTGTCATGGGATCAACCTCTGAGGGGGTTGTGCACGGTGTTATAGAGCACATCATGAACGAAGGTGGGATACTTGGTACCCCTGGATCAGAATATGCCTTAGTCTCAATGCCACCAGAAAATCCAGCAATGTCAGTCAGAATACATAAAGAAGAAAACGGTACATGGAAGCCAACAGCATACAGTATTGGCATGATGTACAAGGATGCTGAAAAAGCAGATATGGATAATCACACAATGGATTCAGAAACAGCAATGGCAATGTACGATTCACAGATGGGCAAGTCGTACAATGAAGAAGAAGAAAAGATTAAAAAAGAATACGAGGGCTGTGGCTGTCCAATGTGCAAAGAACTAAATGTTACATGCGAAGAATGCCCACAGTGTCAGGCTGGAGAAATGAAATCAGATTGCTGTGCTAATGTAAATAAGCAAGCACCTTGCTGGGATGGATATGTACAGCGTGGTATGAAGCCAGGAGCAAATGGTAGACCAGTTCCTAATTGTGTACCTGCTGCAAAGGCAGATGATCTGTTTGAAGATGATGACACAGTTGAATATGATACAGATTCAGTATCAAAGGCTGAAGGATACTCACCACCAGCAGGAGCAAGATCTGCTGCTCGTAGAGCAATTAAATTTAAGGAAGATGGAAAAGCAAATGGTGCTGGAACATCTGTAGGTTGGACTCGTGCAGGGCAGTTAGCAAGAGGAGAAACTATTTCTCTCAGTACTGTTAAGAGAATGTTCTCATACTTCTCACGACATGAAGTAGACAAGAAGGGCAAGGACTGGGGTAACTCGGCAAATCCTTCTAACGGATACATCATGTGGTTAGCATGGGGTGGAGATGCAGGATTCTCTTGGTCAAGAGGAATTGTTAATCGTGAAAAGGATAAGGCATTGTTTGCTGATTTTGGCAAGGATTACACAAAGTCACAAACAGAAAGACACACACTATAATGCCAAAGAAAAAAGCATCAGCGTTTAATCCTATTCAGATTAAAGATGGCTGGATTGTAAGACTGTATAAAGATGGTCGTATTAAGTCTAAGATCGCACCATACGAAGCAAAGCATCCTAAAAAATAAAGTACCCCTGGCAAGAATCGAACTTGCGACGCATGGCTTAGAAGTCCATCGTTCTGTCCACTGAACTACAGAGGTGTAGTAGGCCTAGAAGGTAATGCTCCTTCTTCTCAGGATTAAAAGTCCTGAGCATCACTTTAATGCTTTAAGCCCTTGGCGGAAGTAATAGGATTCGAACCTATGGATCTTTCGATCTACGATTTAGCAAACCGTTGCATTCGACCACTCTGCCATACTTCCGTATCTCCAACGGGATTCGAACCCGTGTTGCCACCGTGAAAGGGTGGAGTCCTGGGCCACTAGACCATGGAGACATGGAGCGGATGATGAGAATCGAACTCACCCCTTCTGCTTGGAAGGCAGAGGCACTACCAATATGCAACATCCGCATCGTACATCTGGAAGGACTTGAACCTTCGGCTCTCTGCATATAAGGCAGGTACTCTAACCAACTGAGTTACAGATGTAAGCCTTTTATATCCCGCAGGATTTTAGGTAATATTTAGTAGGTTCGTTTCCAAACTAACTTCTTTCCTGACTTAACACAGGTGAACTTTGCACCAGCATAAACTTGCTTTTGTCCTGCCTTACTGCATGGCTTACCAACAATTGCCTTTTTAATGGCAGCATCAAGAGCAAGCCTCAGTTGCTCTTCTTGCTTAGCCTTTAGTTCTTCGGCAGCCTTGTTCCAAAAAGCAGCAGCAGCATCTCCTGCAGCCTTTGCATCAGCAACAATCTTTGCATCAATTGCTGCTTTTGCAGCAGCATCTGCAATTGCTTTTGCCTCTGCCTCTGCCTTGGCTTTTGACTCTTCAGCAGCCTTAATGATATCAGACTGATTAGGTATAAAATTCATTGGATATGACTGATGCAGACTTAACTTTCCAGCAGAGTCAAGAAACTTTACTTGAATTTTTAATGTTAGTGGAAGTTTAATTTCTTTTGACTCATATCCATAGATTCTGAACTCTTTGCTTTCTACTACAGAGTATGCTTCTCGCCAAAATGTTAGGTTCATATGTTGATCAAAACTAATTTCTTTATTGCTTGCATCGTAGAGGCCTAAATTAATAACGCTAACCTCTCCTACAGGATCAGAGAATCTAATTAAAAACTCATATTCTTTTCTTTCTGATATGCTTTCTGCAGAAGGAAGTTCATACTGAGTTGTGGTAATTGGTGTAATAAAGTTAACATACTTTGAAATTTCATTTGCATGTGCTGGAGTAAAACCCCCAGAAAATACAAGTAGTGATAGTATGAAAGCAATTTTCTTCATTTTAATCCTTTGTTAGTAGGTATGTAATAATTATACCGATTTTGGAACGGTATGTCAAGTACACCAGGTAGGACTTGAACCTACGAATAGCCGAATTATGAGTTCGGTGCCTTAACCAACTTGGCTACTGGTGCTAGTCCTTATTTAATCAGTAAGCCAAAAAATGTTCCAAGCAAAAAACATAAAATTCCAATAGTGGTGTGATAATATGTTTTCATGTGTTGTTTAATAATATAACGCTTTATTTCTTTTGATATTTTATTTACTTCGTCTTGATCTACCACAATATCTCCAGTTCTAGTTAGGGACTGAGCGTAATGATCCAAGAACAATTTCTTCTCTGATCCTGTTTTGTTTCTGCTCAAACTTTGATAGGTATGGCTTAGACTGTATTCGTTTCTTATTCTTAACTGCTCTTTTAATCTTATGCTGAGATACCTTATTATTAGACTTTTTCATTAGATCACTGACTTTCTGCTACTTTGTCACAAGGACAGATGATGGACTCTGGTAGTTCATGAACCTTAGTTACAATCGTAATCATAGTTTCACACTCAACGCATTTATAGACTTTCTTAACTCGTTTGCTCATGTATTAATCATACCATATTGAAGTTTATGTGTCAAGACTTGTTTCCGTCCCATGTTCCGATCTTGGTAGTAGGAATACCATGGTCTTCCCAAAGCCTGATAACATTTGGGTTATCATCTACGGCATGAATAACATTCCAGTGCCTATTAATTTCAATTAATATATCTTTTTTTACTTCATAGTCTGGCCTGTTGTCATCATCTTTACGCATATACAATGCATGATGCCCAATATCATTTTTAGCAAGCCACTGAGAGGTTAGTCCACGCCATTTTTCTTTTCTTGATGTAACAACTATGATATGCCTTTGATCAAAGAAAGCCTGATTTAACATTTCAACTACCTCAAAATTTGGCAGGGCATCTATAGAAGCCTCATGAAAGGCTTCGTAGTCCCTATTAGAGCCACGAACATGGTGCAGGTAGGGATCTACATTAGCAAGAGTTCCATCTACATCAAAGATGATTGCTGGAGTTGTAGGCTTAGTTTTGATCAACACGATATGTCATAACAAAATAGCACACGGCATACCCTAATAGGAATGCTGGAATTAAAAAGAAAATGTTAATCATTCAAAGTCTACCTGTGTTTCGAATAATTTAGTCATATAGTTGTCTTCTCCCCTTGCAATTTTAGCAGCAGCAATACGCATGCCTACTGCATTTGTTACCGATTCTTCAATTGGAATGGCCTCAATAGCCTTTGCAATCTCTTCTCGCAATGTCATTTCATCTATGCTCATAACTTAATTATACACTCTGCAGTCCTATTTGTCAAGATCCATAAAATAGTAGGTGCCCCAACGCTCATATGGTTTATTAAGTATTTTCCACATTTTTGCGTGGTACTTAAACTTAAGTCCTAATCTATCATCTTCATCTAAATCAATAGCCTTAACCAAATGATTACCAGCATATTCACCAAGGAAATTACCTATCCATCGTAATGGAACAACCTTAGTCTTTTCAATCTTCGTTATGTTGCTCATCTTGTGGCACCCAAACTTTCTTTCCATTCTTGTATACGGGCCAATAGCCAAGGCTACGCCAATCCATAGTTATTATCTTAGGATCTTTTGGCATTTGTACACCAAATATGTCCATCACTCATGGTTTGATGGGTGTCCCAAAAGATTGGATCTTTAACAGAAATGCCACACTTAGCGCATTCATTCTTTTTCATTTATTATTCCAAACTAACTTAAGAAACTTATTCCAAGATGGCTTGTCTGAGTCCAAGTATCTCCAATGTCTGTATGATTTAATATAAACAACTGAGTATGCAATAGCAGCAAATATAAAGCCATATTGTTTTGTCATTATGGCATAGTATATCCACATAGCCTCATTACAAGTAGCCCAAATCCATGCCCAAATTTGTTTTCTACCAACAAAATATATTGCTGCAACTCCACTGAAGGCAAGCACCCATGAGCCATAGTTATTGATCAATTGTTCCATATATTTAGTATATCAGAGAAATGGTTTTAGGTCAACTTTATTGACTTGCTTAGTAATTCTAAATATACTGAGTAGCATTCCTCTAGGTCTTTTTTATTAAAATACTCTTCTTTATACTCTTCAACTGTTTTACTGGATACAAGATAATTTACATCTGGAGTGTCTTTTTGTGCTGGATAGTTTCTTATATTTTTTTTAAACCCCAACAGGCTACACACCAGTACTGTTAATTCTTGTGGATAAGAAATTAAATCTTTATAGTCAATAACTAAATTAGCATTTTCAATTAAAAAAGAATATGTATCTACATACTGACCTATAAAAATACCTGCATCTACAGTTCTATTATAGTGTTTTCTCATTACACTTCTTGAATGTATGCTTTCAAATGGATCCCTTGCAATACTTATTATAAAGTCATTGTCATAATTATTTAAATGGTGATCAAACTCTACATAATTTCCAGAATAATTAAGTATAAGGTGCTGTAGATAATGAGATCCAGACCTAGGATAATTTAATATTCTATTCATTTAAAACTTAATTAAATCGTAATCTTTTTTGATAAAAGCCTATTGTAGTAAAAATAGCATGAATCAACATTGTAATAGTCTAAGTTTACTTTTCCGTATCCAGGGACATCTTTACTTGAAGAGATAAAATTTTTACTATCGTAACTAATAAGATTGTTAGCAAAACTAACGTAGTTTTCTTTAGTTATTCCCATAAGATTTACAAGTTTATCTATTACTACTTCTGGTTGTTCAACAAGATCTTTGTAGTCTATAACATAATCAGCATGATCATTTAAAAAACTATAAAGAAGTATATACTCTGATACCATTTCTCTAACATTTTCAGGATCTGTTCCAAAGTGTGCCTTTAAAGATATGTAAGAGTTAATGCTATCTCTTGGATCTCTAACAATTGTGATTACTTTTCTTAGTTTGTCATTTTCTTTATTGAATATTCCATCTACAGTATGACATCTTTCCATGTGAAAATTAGTTTTTGCATAAAAAAGTTTGTCAAAATAGTGAGATGCACTTCTTGGGTATGTTATTAAAATAGGTTTAACTACGCTCATTTTATGATACCAGTCCGATAGAGAGGTGGTCTAGGCATGTATCTGCAATTACAAACTCATCATGATCAACCACAACATCATAATGGGTTGCATCTTTGTCACAAAAGAAGCATTTAGATTTTTTCATATATACATTGTACCATTAAATAAAATCAAACCAGATTGGCATTATATATCTTGATCCATTTGCAGGCTTTACGCTGTACCAATAGTGAATATTTCCAGGGAACATAACAAGGTCTCCAGCCTTTGGCTTAAACGATATATCTTGATTAATAAAAGAAATATCTCCGCCATCATAGTCGTCATTTAGATATACCCATCCAGCCATATGATTTGAATCCTTAGAACCCATATCATCTATGCGTATTTCTTGACTATTTTGATGCTTCCACTCAGCAAAACGAGAGTGCCTTGGCTTAACCTTAATGCCATACTCTTTTTCTAGAAAGGAATGAACTTCTGGTATGTATTTTTCTGGAAGATCAAGTGAGTCATAATAAACTAAAGATAGAGCGTCAGACTGAAGTGGTCTGTTATTGCTTGTCTCTGTTTTTCTTATTAACTCTACAATTTCTTTGCATTTCTCTTCAGAAATGTAGTTCTTAAATACCTTAACATTGTTGGCACTATTACCAATTTGATCAAAGTTTTTTTTAGTTAGTTCAGATATTTGCATATTGTTTTTATCCTCTTTACTTTCTTCTTGATTAAAATCTTTTACTAGTTTTAAAAGTTTGCTTATGTCTTCTTGATCAGTATGAATCATAAAATCATACACTCCATACTCACTTGATATTTTCCTTATTTGTTTCTTTACTTCTTCTATTGTTCCTTTAACATGATGATTCTGTCTTCTTTCTGGTGCATTTTTATCATACTTGACATTTTTTTCATCATCGGGATGACTAATAATCAGTGGATCAATAATAACTATTGGCTTTGGCCCTTTAATTTTTTTAAATTGATCTTTATATAATAGATTGTCGTCAACATAAATATATTCTGTGTGCTTGTTTGCTATCTCAATTGTTGTATCTGAAGATCCAACTACAGCCAAATGTGTTTTGTGAATATGGTTTCTGGACATGTCTACAAACTTATCCATCCATACTGCGGATATAGCAACTCTTTTATCTAGTGTGTCGATTAGGCTTGGGTCGTGCATATAATGATCTATAACTATTTTTTCAGACTTGTCATTTCCTTCGTCTCCCCATCTTCCAGCAACAAGGTTTACTCCAATTCTTCCAGGGGCAAATTGATTTAAAGTATCAACAATCTTAGCAGCATAATCTGGACTTACACCGTAGGCTGGCAAAGCAATTGTCATAATTAGTTGATTTGTTTTTTGCAATGCTTCCTGTATAACTAAAGAAAAATCTATACCACCTGGACCATAAGGAAGCAATACAGACTTTACATTTGCACTGTCTAGTTCTTGTGCCATACCAAGAATTCCTTTAAGATCTAAATGCTCAGTGCTGTCATTTACTTGCCAATGTCTTCTCCACATCCAGTGAAAAGTTATAGGTTTTTTTTGGTTATCCATTTTTTATTACTCTTCCTTTTGTTTTAAACCAAGATCCTATCTTAGCCTTTGCTACTTTACTTCTTAAAAGTTCTCCAAATGTTTCGTGCGAAATATCTGATCCAAGATATTCCTGTCCAGTCTCAAGGTCAATCAACTTCCACTTACCAGGTGCTTTTGTATGTAATATTAGATCAATTGGATAATCAAAATCATCTACTTCAGAACCATCCAGAAGTTTTCTTTTTTTGGCAGGTTCTTTTAGTGTGTCGTCTGTCATTATTTAATTATATCCTATAATACTGTAAACCAGATTGGAAGTGTATATCTTGTTCCAGAAAGTACCTCTTTTACTTCATGTGCATAGTGCATATTTCCAGGGAACATAAGTAAATCACCAGTCTTAGGCTTAATAGTTACAGGGTGTGTAGCAAAACTTATCTCTCCACCTTCGTAGTCATCATTTAGATATACAAGTGTTGGAATATGATTTTCTGCTACATATCCTAGATCATCTACATGCAGTGTTAGTTTAGTTCCCTTGTCCCATCTTGCAATATTAAGGTAGTTGTTAGGCCCAGCCATAGCCTTTATATTCTCATTACCAAACTTTTTAACAACTTCTTTTTTTACTCTGTTTTGAATATCATGAGCATCTACAATACATTCATAATTATGAATCCATGCCGTAGGATTTCCATCATTATCCTTTTGAGAAACAAAACTATTTTTTCTTCTTTCGTCTATATGTGTTAAAAGATATGCAATTTCCTCTTCAGAAAGGAAATTTGGGATAATCTGTATATTATCTACAGAGTTTCCAATTCTTTCAAAAAACTCTATATATGATGGCTTTCTTTCTATATCTCTTGGGTCGTGGCCCACTACCTGATTATTGACTATGTATGGCATATAACCATTATACACTATGAATCAATCTTTATACTGGCATTTTGGGCATTGCTTCGTAATCTCTTTTGTTCCATATGGCGCCTGATACATACCACCACAGTTAAAGCATAGGACATCAAGCATTAGTTACATGCCAAACAGTAGTATGGGGCACGAAGGTTATCCCTGTGGGTGTAGATGGTTTGAGAACACTTGGCGCATCTTGCATGGACCATAGGTCCTTCTTCTTTGACTGGTGCTTGAACCGTTAATGTTTTTGTATAGTATACCTTTGTGGCGTACCAGACTATTAGAATTAAAATTATTGTTGTCATATATCAATAATACCACATTATGATATACTTATCAACATGAACCCAGTTAAGGTGTTAAAAAACTGTATAAGCGAACAAGATGCTAATTTTATAAGTGATTATATTAATACTAATTTAGATTCTTTTGATTCTGGACCACTCAAACTCAGGTTTATAAAAATGTTTGGAACTGAAAATTCTAACAAAAAAATGTTGTCTAGGGTTATTAGAGACATAGATGAAATAGAGAGTAGTGTAAAAAATATTATAAATCTTTCTATAAATTCTATAAGGGATGAGTTTGAAGAAAATAAAGACCTTTATCTTGCATCATTGTGGATAACAAAGCAGGTATCTGGTGCTAAAATAAAAGCACACAGAGACACAGATAATGATGAAATAGATCATTATGCATACAGCGCCATACTGTACTTAAACACCCCAACCCAGTCAAGCCCTCTTGAGTTCCCATACCTTAAGTTAGAAATTATGCCAGAACTTGGCGATTTAGTTTTATTTAAGTCGGCAGAATTTGAATCTTTTCATGAAGTAAAGCATATAGGCGAAGATAGATATTCAATCCCTATGTGGTTCACTACAGATAAAAATTATGAATTAAAGTTCGCCGAAAAATAGTTTTTAAAGTTCGGCGCAAAATAGAGTTAGTAAACCTTCCTATGCCCTAGACGGGCACTATTGGTTAGTATCCCTAGTTTGCCCACTTTCTCAAATTACACAAAGCATGTGCTGGTCTGACATTCTGCAAGGTATCTGAGCCACCCTTTGCAATAGGAACAAGATGATCAATATGCAAACCCTGCTCCCAGCCCTTGACCCCACATTTTCGGGGAGCCATAAAGTCAATCTCTAATCCACACAAGTAGCAATCAATCCCATAGATAGATATAACCTGGAGTTCATTATAGTCGTTCGTAATCTTTGCTCTGCGTCTTCTATTCTTAGATCGTTCCCTATCTCTTACCTTATCAAGGTTTGAGGCACGATACTTGGCTGTCACATGAGCACGATTATTCTTGGCATATCGTAATCTATTGTAGACACTTGCTGCAGCCAAACACTCAACACATGGTTTAGTCTTATGGTTATGGTGTTTACGATAGCCAGCGTATGTGCCACAATTAGGATATGTCATTTGTCCAAACCTCAAAGCATTTAATACACTGGATCCCTGGATCACGCATATACCACTTATGATCACATACACCTATAACTGTATGGTCTTTCCAGCCCTTATTGCGTTGCTGTATCTTAAACTTTCCATTAGGATCATGAACATGACATAGTCCATTTTTGCGAAAATCTTCAACATCTATGCTGCAGGGAGTTTTCTTTTTGGTAAGGGCTTTACACCTCATTCGTCCATCTCAATCACACCTTTAGTGTCAAGGCAAAGACGGCATATCTCAAAGAACATTGTGCCAGAGGAATCTATCCTGTAATCGTAATCACATTCATGTGGGGTATTACGCATCTCATTAAACCTTTTCCAAGGGTCCTTCATAAACTCATCAATATCCACCTAGGCACTCATTTCTTGTATGGTATAGCCTTATCTTAGTCATTGTCTTTTTGTTAGGGGCATAGAGTTCCTCACCACAACAAGCAGTCTTAAGGTACCACTCCTTAGCAAAGAAGTCATATACCAAACCTCTATAGTTCTTATATTTGTTGGCTACAAAGGTTTGAAATGGGTCAGGTATCTCCATATTGATCATACCTTAAGTATAGTGGTTTTGACGGGGGATGTCAAGTATAATAGACATATGACCCTACTATACATACTCTATAGCCCTGTACATAAGGCTATCAAGATAGGCATATCTGATGTCTCAGGTAGAAGGTTTGCAAGCCATAGGACCAAGGGTTGGATATTGATAAAGTATTGGGCATTTTCCGAACGGGATAAGGCAAGAGCAATAGAATCCCTAGTAGTACAAACCCTTACTTCCAAGTATGGTTCTTTTCTGGATAAGGCGGATATGCCACAAGGGGGATATACG